CTCCAGAGATGTTTACACTATGGGTAGAACACATCAGTTGATTGATATATCTGGTGTTGCACATTTAGATTACTTTGATTTGTATCGTAAGTTTACATACACAAGTCAAGAGAGTTATCGACTTGACCATATTGCATTTGTAGAGCTAGGTGAAAAGAAAGATGATAATCCCTATGAAACATTCAAGGACTGGTATACAAAAGACTTTCAATCATTTATTGAATATAATATTACAGATGTGGAGTTAGTGGATAGACTTGAAGATAAGATGAAGTTGATTGAACTTGCACTAACTATGGCTTATGAAGCAAAGGTGAATTACATAGATGTTCTAGGTTCTACAAAGTATTGGGACATTATTATATACAATTATCTTAAATCTAAAAATATTGTCATACCACAAAAGATTGGACAATCGGACAAAGATAAAAAGTTCGAGGGTGCGTATGTGAAAGAACCACAAGTGGGAATGCACAAGTGGATAATGTCTTTCGACTTGAACTCTCTATATCCTCATTTGATTATGCAATACAATATATCTCCAGAAACACTTGTATCACAAAACATAGTTCCTAATATGAAAGTTAAAAAATTACTACATAAAGAGTTTGATACAAGTAAATTAAATAAACATCACACCATGACACCTAATGGTGCTTTGTTCAGAACCGATAAGAAAGGTTTTCTCCCACAGTTGATGGAAGATATGTATAATACCAGAACTGAATATAAGAGAAAGATGTTAGAGGCTAAACAGGAATATGAAAATACTAAAGATAAAAAATTACTTAAAGATATCTCAAGATACAATAATATTCAGATGGCTAAAAAGATTTCACTCAACTCTGCTTATGGTGCAATCGGTAATGCATACTTTAGGTATTACAATCTTCTCATTGCTGAGGGTATCACTACAAGTGGTCAGTTATCTATTCGTTGGATTGAGTCTGCTATTAATAGGTATCTTAACAAGACTATGGGTACGACTAAAATTGACTACGTATTGGCTTCGGATACAGACAGTATTTACATTACATTTGATAGACTTGTTAGTAAAGTGTTTAAATCGCAATCAGATGTTGGAAAAATTACCGACTTCTTGGACACTATTGCTAAAGAAAAGATTGAACCTTTTATTGATAAGTCTTATTCGGATTTGTCTTCGTATCTCAACTGTCATTCCCAAAGAATGAATATGAAACGAGAGGTGATTGCAGACAAGGCTATCTGGACTGCAAAGAAAAGATATATTTTAAATGCGTGGGATATCGAGGGTGTTAGATACAAAGAACCTAATCTCAAGATGATGGGTATAGAAGCTGTCAAAAGTTCTACACCTGCTCCTTGTCGTCAAAAGATTAAAGAAGCACTAAAGATTATTATGTCTGGTGATGAGAAAATGCTAAATACCTTTATACAAGATTTTAGAAAAGAGTTTATGAGTTTGTCACCAGAGGAGATTGCATATCCAAGAAGTGTGAATGGATTACGAAAGTGGACAGATAGTGCAAATCTATTTAAGAAGGGAGCTCCCATTCATGTGAAGGGTGCAATACTGTATAATCATTTGATAAAGAAAAATAAGTTAGATAAAAAATATGTATATATTTTGGAAGGTGATAAGATAAAGTTTTTACACTTACGATTACCTAATATGTATCAATCAACTGCAATTACTTTCATAACAAAGTTGCCTAGAGAACTTGACTTTCACTCTATAATAGACTATGATGTACAGTATGAGAAAAGTTTTGTTGAACCATTAAAATTTATAACAGACAAGATAAATTGGTTGATTGATAAAAGTTATGGAACACAAGGAACACTAGAGGATTTTTTTGTATGACAACTAAAGTGAAAGTAGAACAGAGTGATGAGCTCTATGAAATATTAAGAAACAATTGTGTTAAGGGTCTTCCTACTATGAACACATCTATGTTTACTCAAATTACTGAAAAGTATGGTAAAGAGGTTTTTCGTAGAACTCTTGCAAATTATATTGAAAAAGAAAAACCACCATTCCCCTCTAGAGTTTTCAAACAAGAAACAGTCATTGAAAAGTTTCACAAACTTAAAGGACATGATTGGACTAAGTGGATATCAAAAAGAAGTAAAGAGGACGTATTAGAAAAGTATGATGATTACAAATATCCATACAGTAAATATGGTTTAGGTGTTATTGATGCACCACCAACTTATAATTATATAAGTGATTCCTTTATGAACCATCTAAGACTTTCTTGTGGTTCTTATGGGTATAAATCTCCTATACAAAGATGGAATGAGGGTGATAACATTTGGGGTGTGTTTGGGCCTATATGGAGAGGTATCAATGATACTTGGGATTTAAATGCAAGAACTTATATTGGTGCGTTCAGACTTGGAACTTATATTGCGACACAGTTCAAACCTACAGTTGCAAAGGCTATATATCAGATGACAGATGCAAAAACTGTATTAGATACCTCAATGGGTTGGGGTGATAGACTTACAGGTTTCTATGCCTCTAACGCAACACATTATATTGGTTGTGACCCTAATCCAAATACATTTAAAGTATACAAAGAAATGATAGAGTTTTACAATAAGTTAACTGGTAATAAAAAGACAACACAGATTTATAACTGTGGTGCAGAGGACTTGCCTTGGGGCGAAATTAAAAATGTAGATTGTGCATTTACAAGTCCACCATATTTTTCTACCGAAAGATATAACGAAGGTGGTGAAAAAGAAGAATTGCAATCATGGGCTAAATTCAATGAATATAATAAATGGAGAGATGATTTTTATTTACCTGTTGCACAGAACAGTTTTAATTCTTTGAATGACAATGGTGTATTGATGACAAATATATTAGACCCAAAAGTAAATAATAAAAGATATCGTTCTGGTGATGAACTTGTAGATATGTTGAAAGATAATTTTATTGGTCAAGTTGGAATGAGGATATCTCAAAGACCACAAGGTAAAAATGTATTTAGTAAAATAGTAGAAGGAAAAGAAGTGTTTGATAAAGATGCAATGGATAAATTTATGGATAAGATTTACATAGAAAATGTCTGGTGTTTTTCAAAGAATAAAAACAAAGATTTATTTAAACATACAAAATTAGGAACATTAGAGGAGTTTATGTAATGGGTAAAGTAACACATGGTTTGTGTAAAAATTATAAGACAGATAAAGAAGCACGAGTTGCATATGAAAAGTATCGTAGGTCAACAGCAGAACATAAAAAGTGGTCAGAAGAATATCGTAAAAAAAAGAAAGAAGAAATTGCAGAGAAGAAAAAAATATATCACCAATCAGTTTCCTATAAAAGAATAAATGAGATTAGGAATCTTAAAAAACAGAATATAAAATTAAAGAGTAAATTAAAACAAGAAAAATTAGAGATTGAAATACTTAAAAAACAATTAGAACTATTGGAACTTAAAAATGTTAAGTAAACAAGCAAAAGCAAAACTTGCTGGAAAACAAGGATATAATGATAAACCACAAAGAGAACAATTTATAAAAATGATGGGAACTTGTAAAATATTACCTAATTTTTTAGCTAAGTATTTTAAGTGTGAAAAAACAAAAGATAGTTATTATATAAAAGAAAACCCAATTGGAGATTATGATGTCGATTTAGGTATTCTTAGAAAAAGTGATAACCAAGTTATGGGTCTTGTTGAAGTTGATTATTTTAGAAAATGGACAGGTGATTGGTGGCCTTATGAACACACAGGTGTATTAAATAGATTATTAAGAAAAGAAAAATATCACAGAGGTAAGTTACTACCTTATGTTAATATAAGTTTTAATACATCTGGTACAAACGCATGGTTATCAGATAAAGAAACAGAAATGAAATATAGGATAGTTAATTGGTATATTCCAGAGGTTGATGAATGGGAAACAGGCAGAAGAATAAGACTTGAAGACGCAATTAAAATAGGTAAATGGGCTGTATGATTTATAATGACAGCTGCATAACTACTTTAAATAGTGATGTAAACTATGATTATGTTCTTACAAGTCCACCAGATTATAATGAACTAGGTATAGACCCAAAGACTGATGATTGGGAAAACTTTTTAGATAGTTGGGTTCAACTACTTAAACCTACAAATAATTTAGTTACTATATGCACTTCTGATAGAAAATCTGATGGTAAGGTATATCTTAAACATATAAAGGTTATTGATGTATTTGAGAAAAACGGTTGGTTTCTTAAAAAAACTAATATATGGGTAAAATCTTATAAAGTAAATATGTATCGTATGAACTATATGAATATACTTACATTTGCGAAAAAACCATTTAAAGTTAAAAATCCACACATGGTAGATGTTATATTAGATGAAAAGTCACCAGCTGTAAATGGATTTAAATTTGGTATGAGTTTATTAGTCTGCAAGATGATGATTGAAAATCACACAGAGAGGGGTCAAATAATATATGACCCATTTATGGGAAGTGGTACTACAGCTGTTGCAGCTCTAGAGTGTGATAGGTTATACATGGGTAGTGAAATAGATGAAGAGGTTTTCAAGTTATGTAACGAAAGATTACAAGGATATAATAATACATTATTTAAATATATGACTTGACAAATAGCCCATAATTTGGTATTATAATAGTATAAGTGATTCGTTAATATAACAGAGAGGTAAATATGACAAGAGTAACAAAACAATTCACAGATGTGATGGACGGAGTTAATAATTTAATTAAGGCCATCAAGGCAGATTATTGTAATAGGACAAGTTATGATGGTTCTAAGACAAAGACAGATGTAATGTTAGAAATGGAAGAAAAGTTTAAGAACGGAGTCTCTATTAAGAATGGTCAAAAATACATTGGTATATACACTTCGTCAGGTAATCAATCTTCAATCTGGGGTGGTGTTGTAAAAAAAGATAGTGCCTGTGGTAGATTAAAAAAGGGTGATATTTTGAAAGCTGCTGGTTATGGTACATACACAATGGTCGGTGCTGGTAGGAGAGGTAATGTCCTAGAGGGTAACTTTTCAGTTTCTTGGACAGGTGCTAACTACTTAATATAGAGAGGTTAATATGTGGATATATGCGATAGGAATGTTTACGGTATGTTTAGGGATTGGTATAGAGTCCCTAGCCATATCTTTTTTGGTTTCATTTTTTGGATTAATGACTATGATAGGTGGGGTTGTCTATATGGTCATAATAAAGAGTGAGTATTTGGATTTATGAGATTCGATTTGCACAGCGCCTCTCAACCTCATCACAAAAAGCTGTGCGAATCGGTGCCTAGTGATTCGGTGATTATAAGGTGATGTACAATTTTACATAATGTGTAAGTCATTGTTTTTATTAGGTTTTTTGAGGGGGGTTGACAAACCCCCCTTTTTTGTTATAATTATAATATGAGGTTAAAAGAAAACAAAAAAAACAAAAACAAAAGAGAGGTTGATATGACTATTTTATGGAATGATAACGGTTGGAGTTCTGGTAACACAAACAGAAAATTACACAAGATTACGATAGATAACGAATTGTTTGAGTACAGAATTGCTACCAAAAACGAAGTGACAAAGTGGAAAAAACAATTAGAAGAAAAATTCGGAAAAAATAGAGTTAAGATAGAAAGAGAGGTTGCTTAATGAGTAAGTAT